GCGGTAATAAGCCAATCCACCTTGCTAACAGTCTTCCTCTTTCAGTGTCCTTCTTTTTAACCAACTCGTCAAGCGTGCTGTCCGTTACTGACATTATAAGGTCAAAGTCATCCTCATTTCCTATTGACTCCTTGATTATCTTGTTTGTTTTTACACTGCTTTCGTCTTGGAAGTTCTCAACATCATATTCATCAAGTTCCTCAAGTTCACTGCCAACTAACCTATAGTACTCAACCTTTTGTGTTGTCTTGCTCTTTGAACTCCTTTTATCTAGGCTAGGTCTAGATAATGTCCTCTTTATTATGTAGTCACAGCCATCTATATTTATACATCCCTCAACCACTACGCTAGTGGCCTCTGCCAAATGTTTGTTGAAGTATTTGTCTTGGGTCTTATACCTTGAGCAACTTCCAAATAAAAGGAATCTTAGTAGGTCAACACAGAAAGTTGTCTTTCCTCCTTGGTTGCTAGGATTACTACTTAGAAGGACAATATGGCCTATATTACTAAAGTCAAAATAGTTGTTCTCACCATAAGACAAGAAATTGCTCCACTTAACCCACTTGACACTATACCTATGATACTTGTCATATATTTGGTAATTTATCTTACCATTTATCTCTGAATCTATCTTCTTGATAAGTTCAAAGTCATAATCTGTAATGTTGTTTACAGAAAGCCAGTCAAGCATTAACTTAAGTTGGAATTGAGGTTCATTTATGTTTTGAACAACATCAGTCGTTAATGCAATCTTATCACCCTTGTCATCCAACACAATAAACTCTGGAACTACCTTTATCCTATCCTTTGGAATACCATATTTTCTACTCATCTTGGATTGTATAGAGTTTTCAGCCTCCTTGGTATAATCATATGGTGACACATTCCAATGTACGTTTATCTTTGATTTTTCCTTAATTTCAATCATTCTTAACTCTTCTTTATAACTTGTATTCTTCTAGTTTTAACTCTTACTTCTTCTTTTTTTTCTTCTCCACCTTTGGTGGGTTCTTCTTCAATTCCTCCCTCAAGACTTGGTTTTGCCTCATTTTGTCTTTCAAGGTTAACTTCTTTCCTTTTTGAATCATTTTTCTTAATGTCTTTAATCCCATTATTTTCCCTAGATACATTGTCAATTGGCGATGTACCATATTTCATTATATTCAATCCTTGCATTGCACATCTGTTTGCAAATGCATTTATATCTTCTATTTCATTTATTTTGCAATAATCCCTAATCTGTTTTTCAATGGTTGGATTAATATAAAGTCTTTTATTACCTTCCATAAACGTATTCCCCAATTTTTAATCTGTCATTTTCCACCATGTTTCTTATGGCTGGTAATGTTAATTCGTTTAACTTCTTTATTATCTCAGAAAAACTCTCCATTCTATATCGATATTCATGCATAAGACAGTTTATGGTTTCTTCATTTTTTCTGTTTTTTTGTTCCAATTCATAAACCACTTCCATAAGATATTTGTTGTCATTCTCCAAATGTTCAACCCTATGACTTAATTCTTTAAAATCTTTTTCTTCCATAATTAAATAATTTAATACGCTCTTATGCAAAGATATGCAAAAAATTGTTAAAAACCAAATTTTTTTAAAATAAAAAGTTAAAATTGTTTAAATATATTATTTAATATATTATTTTTTAATTAAATATATTTAAAAAATATATTATATATAATATTTTAATTTAAAATTATATTTCATATATGGGTAGAAGAAAAACAACAGAAGAGGTAATTGAAGAAGCAAAGTTAATTCACGGAGAAAAATATATTTATGACGATACAATTTATATCAATAATAAAACAAAAATGAAAATCATATGTCCTATTCATGGAGAGTTTTGGCAATTACCACAAGACCATTTAAGGGGTAGAGGATGTTCTAAATGTAATGGTGGTGTATCACATACAAATGAAAAATGGATTGAAAAATTTAACACAAAGCATGGAAATACTTATAGTTATGAATTAATAAATAAAAAATTAAAACTATCTTCAAATACAAAAATACCAATAATATGTAAAGAACATGGTGTTTTCTATCAGTCATGTATAAATCACTCAATTGGTCAAGGTTGTCCAAAATGTGCAAATATTAAAAATGGTATAGATAAAAATCACACCAATGAAAAATTTAAAGAATTATCTCTGAAAATTCATGGTGATAAATATATTTATGATAAAGTTAATTATATTAACAACCACACTGAAGTATGTATTATTTGTCCAAAACATGGAGAATTTTACCAGAAACCAAACGTTCATCTACTTGGTCATGGTTGTCCAAAATGTGCATCTTCATTATTAGAAAACGAACTCATTGAACTGTTTAATTACAATAATATAGAATATATTCATCGAGCAAAACGTAGAAAAATTAATTGGATAGATACTTTAGAACTTGACTTCTATTTACCAAAATATAAAATTGCAATAGAATGTCAAGGAATAGAACATTTTAAACCAATAAATTTTTTTGGTGGTGAGAAAAAATACAAATCAACATTGGAAAGAGATAAAAAGAAATTAAAACTTTGTGAAGAAAATGGCGTTAAACTACTGTATTACAGTAATTTAGATATAGAATATCCTTACGAAGTTTTTGAAGATAAAGAAGAATTATTAAAAGAAATACTAAATGGATAAGAACGGAAATAAAATAGCACTAGGACTTGATGTGAGTACTGCATGTATCGGTATCTGCATCCTAATTGATGATGGGTCTGAATATGGAAAAATAGTTGAACTAACACACATCAATCCAAAGGTTTCCTCAAAAATAAAGGGAATTGAGCAACTATTCCTAAAGAAAAAAATATTTGAGGAATTCCTAATAAAATATAAAGACTTTGGTATTGACTCAGTAGTAATTGAGGAGCCATTGTTACGGTCAAATAATGTCAATACTGTATCAACTCTTTTAAGGTTTAATGGAATGATTTCGGATTGTGTATACAATGTATTGGGTATAGTTCCAGAGTATATATCATCATATGATGCAAGAAAATATTCATTTCCAGAGCTTATGGCGATTAGGAAATACGGAAAAGATGAAAAGCAGTATACATTTTCAAAAATTGAGAAGGAGATTAAGGAAGCGAAGTTAGTATTATTTGGCAGTTATCCTTGGACTATTGATAAAAAGATTGTAATTCAAGGAAAGGTTTCTGAGATATTCCCAAACATTGATTGGTTATATGACAAGAAAGGTGAACTGAAGAAGCAGAACTTTGATGCAGCGGATGCATATGTTGCTGTATTGGGTTATTTAAATAAAGAGAGATTCGGTGAATTGGAGTTTACTAGCAACATACTTGGTGAATCCAATGATGGGAATAATAGGGAGATTGTTTATGAAATAAAGTATTGGAATAAAACTGAAATTAGAAAAACATATATAGGAAATGAAACGCAATAAGAAATTCATAAGTAAAAGCAGATTGTCAACATTTATTGTACCAAAGGAGACAACGAATGAGGAAATGTTAGAAATGGTGTATAAGGATTTTGCAGAAAAGGTTAGATATATCCAACAAGTATATCCTTATAGTGGTGGAAACTTACATTCTTATGATAGAATTAAAAATCACTTTGAATTCGAGTATGACTACTATCTCGATGATGAAGTGGAGTATTTCAGTGATACTTTTGAAGAGTCTCAGAATGCTTTCGATAATGGTATTTTCCCTTGTGAAAGAGATTATTTCGGTAAAGGAGAATTCCCTATTTTCTTAATCGAAAGAAGACATAATGACAGAAGGGATTCTGAAGATATAGTATCATACACGATTACAAGGTAAAATAAATAAAGCGAGATTCCAAATAAGGTTTCTCGCTTTTTTTTTCATATTATCTTATCCAACGAACTCAGCATTTGCCTCATCGTTATTAGCCCAATTTGAGTCATCATTTGGGTCTATTCCGTTTCTGAGTAGATACTTATAGGTAAGAATCCTAAAGTCTTTTGGATTAAATCCATAGTCTTCCATGTCAATGTCGAAATAGTCTTTCTTGAACTGTCTCAATTCGCTTGGGTCATAGTCTGAATAATCCCAACCGTTCATTATTTTACCACTTTTCTTGCTTACTGCAAAGTGAGAATAGTTTTGGTTATTCAGTCCTTCATTGACTTTTTCCTTCTCTTGGTACTGTTTCATCAATTCACGAGCATACTTACTACCACCTTTTGAGAGTTTAGTGCCATAGATGTCACCCTTTATAACACCGTTTCCACCTTTTCCGAATGAACCCTCTTTAACTGTTTTCATAGGCTGTTTTGACTCATTTTCCCAACCTTTTCCTTTCACATAATGTGCTTTTCCGCTATTGAAGTCTTCGGCATCTTTTTCAGCATCACGGAATTTTTTGCCCATTTCTTCAGTGCCATAGAACTGTTCTGGTGTTGTTTCATGTGCATAATCCCACATTCTAGTTCTTCCATATCCTCCATCTTTACCATATTTTTTACCCATATGATAAACATTATGTCTTAATCCATGTGGGTCTCCATCACCAAAGTCATGGTCACGAGAACCAGTCACGCTGAAATCATCCATTGTGTTTAGATTAATACTTCCCTTATCACCGCCATATCTTGAATTAGGTTCATCGAATTGATGTTCTAAACCGTGTTTTTTGTCAAAAGCATCTCTTGCTGCATTTCTAAAACTATATGACCTATTCCATTGATTTGCCCTATGTTTTGGATGGCTTTGTCTCCATTCGTCATTTTTCTTTGCTGCACTAGCATATGTTCTCCAGTCAAGTTCTGATAGAATCTTTGATGTAGACTCTTTAATCATCTGTACTAATTCAGATTCAGTTATTCTGAATACTCCCTTCTTATTTGTTCTTTCCATATTTTCTTGTATTTGTTGTAAATCTTGAGCATATCTTTTCTTGGCAATGGCAATGAAGTCTTGAGGATTAATGTCAATGTCATTGACAGTTCTTGCCAAGTTATCATTTATATATACAATCTTTTCACCTTGAACTGTTGCTGCAATCCATAGTATAGAGTTAGCCTCAAAGTTCTTATAGTTCATCTTTAGGTCTTGAATCTTGGAAATATAATCTTGTATTTTCTCATCTTCAATACCCATCTTCCTTAGTGCTGCAACACCGTCAACCTCACGCTTTGCCTTCAAATAAGGAATAATCTGCTCCTTATCAAGTGCCTTTATAATATGGCCGTCAGTACCGACACAGTATACAATACTCTTTGGCTTTACGCCATATGTGTTCTGTGCAAAGTATGAATGACCTTGAAGTGAATCATTATCCCCCTTATATAGGTCAACACCTTGCTCTCCATAGTCAACTCTGTCCTTATATGAAGTACCTTTATCTCCTATTGGGTCAAGACCGAATTCTCCCCTAATTGAATTCGCTGAATTCTTGTAATCAGAATATTGTTTTGCAACTGCGTCTCTCCTACGATAACGCATGTTGTAACTAGTTATCTTGACCAATGCCCCAATTTCCTCTTCTCCAAAGGAACTGTAATCGTCATAACCCTTCATCCTATTGGTCTGTGGGTTAAGTTTCTTTACTTTGGGTACATTTAAGTTTGCTCCACTGACATATCCAATGGTAACGAACTTATTGTCACCCATTCTATCCAATATGTCGAAAAATTCATTTGGTGATGCTATACGTCTCATAGCTTATTTTAATAGTTTTTTAACCAATTAGCCTTCTGTAAGTCTTCGTCTATTACGTTATTATAATCTTCAACAGCCTTTGCCTCTTCAGCAGCAGTAATGTTTTCATCACTGTTATAGTCTTTGTCACCAAATACGCTGCTTACCTTGGTAATGTCATAATATCCACCTACTCCGTAATGACCATTAGCACCGTATACAACGGAGTCTTCATCCAAGTGCATGGCCATTGCCTTAAGTATGTCACTATCCTTATAAATTTTATTTGCCATAGTTATTAAATATTTTTTCTTTAATAAATATCTTGAAGATTTTGTTTTTTCAATTTTTTAACATATATTTGCAAATAAAAAGAAAATATATGCAAGAAATAGAAAAATATTTTTCTAAATTTAGTTTAAAACAACACGTTTTTTTTTGTGTTGATATTTATAATAAAAAAAAATGAAAGGTAAAAAATTAACAAATGAAGAGTTCATTGAAAGAGGTAATGAACTTTATAAAAACAAGTATGATTTCTCAAAAGTGGATATAAATAACCGAGATGAAAAAGGTAGAGTTTGTATAATTTGTCCCACTCATGGCGAATTTTGGAAAGTACCAAGTGTTTTTTTAAATGGACAAGGTTGTCCTAGTTGCACATTTGAGAAAATTGGGCAAAAAATGACCAAGACAACAGCTTGGTTTATTGAAGAATCTAAAAAAATACACGGAAATAAATATGATTATTCAAAAGTAAATTATAAAGGTAATAGAAATAATGTTGATATAATTTGTCCTATTCATGGAGTTTTTACGCAAAATGCGGCAAACCATTTAAAAGGTAGTGGATGCCCAGATTGTTCTAATAAAAAAATTAGCGAGTTAAAGTCTTTAAAATTTGAGAATTTTGTTAAAAAATCTCGTAAAGTTCATGGTGATAAATATGATTATAGTAAAGTAAACCTTAACAATAGAGATGAAAAAGGTAGAGTATGTATAATTTGCCCTACTCATGGGGAATTTTGGCAAAGACCTAACTCACACCTACAAGGAAATGGATGCTATAAATGCGGATTAGAAAAAATGTCAAACAATAAATCATATACCAAAGATGATTTTATAAAATTGGCTAAAAAAGTACATGGTGATAAATATGATTATTCTAAGGTGGAATATAAAGGTTCGCTAAAAGATGTTTGCATTATTTGCCCTACTCATGGGGAATTTTGGCAAAAAGCTAGTGTTCATTTGCAAGGTTCAGGATGTAAAGTTTGTGCCGATAACCAAACAATTACTACTGAAGAATTTATAAATAGGTCTAAAGATGTACATGGCGATAAATATGATTATTCTAAATCAAAATATATTAATAATAGAATTAATATAGAAATAATTTGTCATAAAAAAGATAAAAATGGGAATGAACACGGTTCTTTTTTTCCTATGCCACATGCTCACATGAGAGGTAGCGGCTGTCCAAAATGTAAACAAAATTATAAACTAGAAAACGAAGTTAGAGAATTGTTGATTGATAATAAAATAGAGTTTGAAGAAAAGAAAAAATTTAATAATTTAAAATATAAAAACTTTCTTAAACCAGATTTTTATCTCCCAAATGAAAATATAATAATCGAATGTCAAGGTGAGCAACATTTTAAACCCATTAATTTTGGAGGTAAAGATGAAAAAACTTTAAAAAAACAATATGAATTAATTCAAATAAGAGATTCTATAAAAAGAAAATATTGTGAAGAAAATGGAATATATTTGATAGAATACACTCATGTTGAAAATGATAAAGAAAATTTAATTAAAAATAAAAAGAAATTATTGGAAGCAATTAAAAAATATGGTAACAGAAGAAATAAAAAAACTGAAAACAATTCTTGATTTAATGTTGGGAGAATCAAAACAAGAATTGGATAATTCTATGCAATTAGAATACCCTTGTCCTTGCTGTATAGATAAATATGGTAGTCAAGAAATAAGGAAATATAATTTGTCAATTTCATTATCTAAACAAAAAATGCAATGTTGGCGTTGTTCTTCAGAAGGAGATAACGGTTTACATGGTTCAATCATTAAACTTATCAAGATGTATGGCAATGACAAACTTCTTTCAGAATATAAAGAAATCATACGTTCGATAAGGGATAGTGAACTATATAAATTGAATTTCTCGAATGATGACTTCAACATAGATACGTCTGTAATTGAAAAAGAGGAATTGAAATTTCCACAAAGTTTCAAGAGGTTTGATGAACATGGATATAATGACAGAAGAGCATTACAGTACCTTATGGACAGAGGAATAGGATGGGATATAATCAATGAATATAAACTAGGATATACCACATTCCAAGAAGAAAACAAGAAAGGGTCGTTCAGAATCATTATCCCTTCATATAACACCCTAGGAGAGCTTAATTATTGGGTTGGTAGGGATTATCTACCAAACGATGAGAAAAGCCCTTATAAACGCTTAAAATACGATAATCCGAAGGTTGAGAAGAAAAGCATCATATTCAATGAGGAAAAAATACAATGGGATGCAGACATTACATTGGTGGAAGGTACTTTTGACCACATTGTAGTGCCAAACTCAATACCATTGCTAGGAAAAACTCTAGATAGAGACTATAAATTATATTGGGAACTTACCACCAAGTTCAATGGCTCTGCCATAAATATAATGCTTGATGGGGATGCTTATGAATCCGCACTAGAAGTATATAAACTACTTAATCACGGCAGACTGTATAACAATGTAAGACTCATACCTATGGAAGAAAAAGAAGACCCATCATCCATTTACCAAAAATATGGTAGGAAGGGAATAATGGGTCATATTGCCAATTCTGTAAAAATAAGTGAAGTTTATTTACAATAGTTATATATTCACCTAGAGATTTTCCTTAAAACCAACTCACACTTCATGGTTTAATCCTTAATTTTTAGAATGTCAGTTTTTACAGAATCCTTAACCTCTTTGAATTCAGTTCCTAACACATGGTCATTATGTTCGAACTCATAGAATAACATTGGACATTCCTTGTCATTGTCTATATACATGGTAATTGTAGCAGTAACGGATGCATCGTTATCATTTGGGTTAGACCTTTTATATTCCTCAAGTCCTTCTTTCAGCAATTGAGAATAGTCAGTTTCCTTTGATATAAGGTTCTCCATTCCTTCACCCTTTACACCAAGTGAGTTAAAGAACTTGATAAATTCATTTATTTCCTTGTTTGTCGTTAAACTACAAGTTATGAATGTATCTGTTTTCTTTAAATAATTATAGAACATCTTGGCCTTACTTCTTACAATTTGGAACATAATTGTCACACCACTCTTATCTTCATTATAAGGCTTGCAGTAGCGGACAACAATATCCTCTTCTTTCAAGAAACGTTCACCACTTAGAAACATGCATTTGGCAAAATCGTTTGTTTCTTCAAAATCATCAAGTCTGAACTCAATTGGCGTTGCCGTTATTGTTGAATAGTCCAACTCATTCAACCAATTTTTAAAAACATCGAATGTCATCTTTTTAATATCTTTAAATTTAATTATTTTTTTTGCAAAGATAAGAATAAAAAATGAGATAACCAAACGGTCATCTCATGTATTAGTATAATTTAACTTCCTTTAACTTATAATCACTGAAAATCTTGTCAATCCTTTTCACCATTCTGTTTTAATACTTATTTTACTTCCTTCTTCATTTAGGAGCATATATGTTGGAATATCGTTTTTATCAACACCCCAAACAACCTTGTAATAATCATTATATTTGTCTATACAAGACCATGTTATTTCGTCTTCACCAATTTTTCTTCCCATAGCATTATTTTTTTTTTAATCAGTTATTAATCAATCCATTTGAAATCAGCCAAACGGTTAAGCCATCCCTTAAGAAACTTCTGCTTGCCGTTCTTTGCAATCGATTCAAAATGCTTTTTCCTCCTATTCCATAGCTTTTCAAACAATTCCTTTTGATTGGGATAGTTGTTGACTGCTGCTATAGTCTTTGGGCCTACCACGCCATCTGCCGTGACACCCAATACTTGCTGCGGATACTTAATGCCATATGAACCACTAGTCCATAGCCAATCCACAAGAAGATTTGCAATTGACTGACTTTTTATCTTGTCGGCACTCCAACGGTTCCAATAACCTTGAATGAAAATGCTATCCCATTGAGAATCAGATATTTTCTTCAAGTCACTACATGTTTTTGAGTTGCCAAAATATTTCCTATAAGTTGCAAGAGTAACGCCTTTCATTGTACAAGTCATTCCATCTATGTTTCCAGCATATCCTCCCTCCCACTTAAGGACAATAGGTTTAAGTTGTTTATAATTTGCCATATTTTAATATATTTTTTAACATAAATATTTGGTTTAATCATTTTTTTAGTATATCTTTGCATAAAATGTTTAATAAAATATAATATAAAATGGCAAAAAATGAAGACTATATTAAAGGAATGAAATTCCTTCTTGCAAAATGCAAGGAAGAAAAAATAGAAATAAGAAATATATGGTGGATACCAAAATTATGCAGTTTATTATCGAAAATGAATAAATGCTACGATTTTTGGTATAATGTATATATACAAAATAATCTTGGAAGAATAAAATTGGCAAGATGTCCTCATGACTTGTTTCATGTACACGGTAAGTCGTTGTTTATTTGGTCTGTGACAAAAGAAGGGCATGGATATTGGGAAGATGTTAAAATCAATATGTTTCCCACTATGGAAATAGAAGACACTAAATTTGAAAATTTATGGTAAAACTAATTATACACTGTGGCGATGTTCATATTAGGAACTTCGTGCGTTTGGAAGAATATGCCGAACAACTAGATAGGTTCGTTGAGAAATGCAAGAACATCGCAGAACCTTATGAAAAAGATGAAATAAGAATAGTTATTTGCGGTGACCTAGTGCATTCTAAGAATACAATAAGTAATGAGCTAATTGTTTTTGCAAGTTTATTTATACGAAGATTAGAGGAGATAGGCAAGGTTATTGTTATAGCTGGAAATCATGACCTCATAGAATCTAACACAACACGTACTGATACAATTACAGCACTGTTTCAAACGGCAAATTTCACCAATGCAATGTTCCTTGATGAAATGCTAGGGTATGAAAGCGGATGTGTAATAGATGACAACATAACTTGGGCTGTATATTCCATATATGACGGATATATGCGTCCCAACATTGAGGAATCAAAGGAACAAGCACCTCAAAACAAGGTGATAGGATTATATCATGGAATGGTTGTTGGCGCAACGACTCCTAACGGAATGGTAGTAGACGATGGGGTTAGTGGTGACTTGTTTGAAGGATGTGATTGTGTAATGGCTGCACATATACATAAGAGACAAGAACTTAAGAGAGGTGATGTTGAGATTATATACTGTGGGTCACTTATACAGCAGACATTCGGAGAAACTGTATCAGAACATGGATTCGTGGTTTGGAATGCAAATACACTAGACCATAACTATGTTGACGTTGAAACGGATTATGGACTCTACGACATAGAAATATATGATGAGAAGGATATTGATGAGGATAAAGAAAGGTTGATTAATTTCTAATCAACCTTTTTTGTTTTTGTATATTTTTCTTCTGTTATTTCTGTAGGATACACCATTACAGTCTTAAACTTATGTAGGACATACACGTTAGTAAGCCTTTCGGCCAAGTATCCACCTATTCTGTACTGATACCAAGGTTCACTATTAGGGCTGAAGTTCTTAAGGTACTTGTCCTTATTATCTTCTATTCTCTTTTCTATGTCAGTTCCGACAACACAGACATATTCATTGAGCACACTTTCCATGAAGTCAACATAATCTAGGAAGTCTTCCCTCTTCATTATGAACATGTTATAAGGAAACATTGCATGACCCTTTATAAATTTCTTGAATGCATCATAATATTCATGGTACTTTTCATCAATTATTTTTTCAACAATCCGCAAATCCTCGATGTTATGGCATCTTTCATAGTGTTCTTCTATCGTTAGTCTAAACTTCAATTGTTTTGCCATTATTAGGTCACATTTTTGGAACACTTCATCCATATTAGGTATGTCATCATAGAACTTGAAGTACTTCCTATAGTGGCAGAAGCCTACATAATCCTTTAATGCACAGTGTTTT